AAAACATTATGAATAATATGTCACTTGCTATAGTTAGAAACATTGCTTATAGTCAAATTAGTAAGATCAACAAAAAGATCAAAGAAGAAATTGAAGTTGATAGTACTCTTACAAAGATGATTGATATTAATATGAAGAATGCTATTAATAAAATTATTAACAACTATAAATTAAAAACTCAACCTTGGAAATAATGTTTGATCTAACACACGGACTTATATTTGCTATTGGCTCTATGACTTTAATCATATTAATTTTAGTTATATTCAATTATCTAGTAAATACATTTAAGAAAGAAAAAAAAGAATTAAACGAAGCACAAAAATCAATACAAAGACTAAACGAAAAAGGACAATAAATATATTATGAAACTAAATGCTAAACAAAAAGAATTACTAAAGTTATTAGTAAAAGGTAAGGGTCGATTTAAAACACCTATAATACCTAAAGATCACAGCGAAAAGAACCTAGATGATATTGTAAAATTATATCTAAAAGGTCTGTTATCATTTGAAAGAAAATTCGACATTGATATTGTTGGTCCATCTAATGAACATATGATTAGATATAAATGGTATATAATTAGTATGGATAAAAGTAAAACAATTAAAGATATCAAGAGTGTTATCAAGGCAGGTCAAATTGCCTAATAGACAACAAGTACAAAAGTGGTTAGACACAACTTGGTTTTATACTAAAGTTATATTTGCATTATGTATATTTGGTTTATTTACTTATGGCTGGGGTACATACAATCCTAATAAATCAGCGATTGCAGATGTAAATACTGAACTAGATAAATTTTATGTAAACAAGATCAAAGAAATGGATCTACAAGAGCCTGAATTTACTTACAATAATGATATTCAATTTGTTAGGGCAATGCATAAGTGTATTAACTATATAAACTTTACCACACCTAAACATTTAAGAGTGCCTTATGAAATGGTTATAGGTCAGGCAGCGTTAGAGTCTGGTTGGGGTAAAAGTAGATTTGCCACAGAAGGTAATAATCTATTTGGTATTAGAACATGGTCAGAAGAAGTGCCACATCTATTACCTATCGGTATTGAAAAGTGGCCTGGATGGGGTGTAAAATCATTTGCCAGTAAATGTGATAGTGTAAAATACTATATTGATTTACTAAACAATCACTCCGCTTATGAGAAATTTAGAAAGTTAAGATTAACAACTAATGATTCAATGAAGTTAATCAAGACACTTGATAAATTTTCTACAACAAAAGATTATGACAAGAGAGTGATAAGAATGATTAAGAAAATAAGAAAACTAGAGGAGAAAAAATGACACTTGAAGAAATAAAAAAGAAGTACAAGAGAATAGATAATCTCGCTAGAGCGTGTGCAAATGCTCAAAGTGATGACTTCAAGGCATTGTGGTATCATAAACTAATAGATTTAGCAAGAGAGTATAAAATGCTAGAATATGTTATGAGGAAAGTGATACATTAATGAATGACGGTAACTGATAAAGACGCTAAACAATTACAGAAGATGTTTGAGAAGTTAGAAAATCAATCTAAAAAAGACAAAGAGAATCAATTAGAAAAATTCAAGAAGCGTGAGAAAGAGGAAAGAAAAGCACTAGAAAAAGTGGCACGTGAAGCCTCAAATGAAGAAAAGAAAAAGCTTGACAAACCTAAAAAGAAGTGATATAGTAATAATATGACAAATAAAGATATGACTTTACAACAATTAAAAGAACAAAAAAAAGAATTAAACGAAAAGCTAGAACACTATGAGTTTAACGGACCATCAGAAAAGGTACAAGAATTAGAAGACGAGCTTTTTGAAGTAAACGATACAATAAAAAAACTTGGTTAGGAGAACGCAAATGAAAAATATAATTGATCCTAAAAATCCACATACAGTAGGTCAAAGTGCCTGGAATCTAGGCAATCATATATTGATTATATGTTTTGTTGCTGCCCTATTATTTGTTGTGAAAGCGAGTTATAGTTAATGAATATATTTTATTTACATAAAGACCCAAAAATTTGTGCTGAACAGCACCTAGATAAACACGTTGTTAAAATGCTTATCGAATATGCTCAACTTATGTCAACTGCTCATAGAATGCTTGATGGTATCAAGTACATAGCCAAATCAAAAACAGGTAGAAAAGTTACCAGATACAGACTAGAAAATAAAAATGAAGAAGCAATTGTTTACAAGGCTTGTCATTTGAATCACCCGAGTGCAGTATGGGTTAGAAATAATGCTTACAACTACAACTGGTTATATCAGATGTGGTCTTATTTGCATGACGAATTTAAATTAAGATATGGTAAAGATCATAAATCTTATGTAGTATTAAAAGACCTATTAAAAAATCCCCCTAAAAATATTCCCCTAAATATTCCTTTTAATCAACCGACACAAGCAATGCCTGATGATGTAAAGAATGAAGATAGTATTACTGCTTATAGAGATTACTATGTGAAATACAAAAAGGATTTTGCTACATGGAAAACAAGTATTCCAGAATGGTATAGTGAGGGAATAAATGCCAACGTATAGATTTTATAATAAGAGAACTAAAAAAGAATACACAGACTTGATGTCTATTTCTGAAATGGAAGAGTTTATTCAAAAGAAACATATTACATTATTACCACCTACACAATTAAACATAGTATCTAGCACAGGTTCACTAGATAGTAAAACTGATAATGGTTGGAAAGAAGTGTTATCAAAAGTATCTGAAGCACACCCAGCAAGTAATCTAGCGTCACAATATGGTAAGAAATCAGTAAAAGATACACAGGTTGATAGAGTAATAAAGACCCACAGAGCAAAGAAAGCAGGGAAGAAAGTATAAATAGTACTATGGCAGATTTCGATTTTTTAGATGGATTTGACGCTGATGGCGATTGGGGTTTTACCTCGGTCAAGAGTAAACCAGCGACAGAAAGTAAGGCAGAGTCAGACGCTACAAAAGAAGTTGTTAAGACAACAGCAGATAATGTAGGTAAGGCGGTGTCTAGCGAAATTATCAATAGACTAGAATCTAAACTAGATAAACTATTGAGAGCAACAAATGAAACAAAAGAAACAGTTGTTGCCAAGAATGAAACAGAATTAGAAATTGCTAAGAAACAAATGGATGATGAGTATGATCTACGAAAAGATAATCTTGGCAAAGAATACAAAGAGGATTTTAAGAAACTAGAAAAACTTATCATACCTCTATTAATCAAATTAGCAAAATCACCTGAGGCATACATTCACTGGCCAAACAGAGCAGAAGTAATCGAAGCACAACTGAAAAAGATTGTACAGATTACTCGTGGTAAATAATCAACAAAGGATATAAAATGAAGTTAAGCAAGAATTTTAGTTTAAAAGAAATGACTGCTAGTCAAACTGCTGAGCGTAAAGGTATTAATAATAATCCTAATGACGATCAGATCACAGGACTACAAAAGTTATGTGAGAACATATTACAACCAGTTAGAGATCACTATGCTACACCAGTGACAATTTCTAGTGGGTTTAGAAGTGAAGAATTATGTGTTGCAATTGGCAGCTCAACTAACTCACAGCACGCCAAAGGCCAAGCAGCAGACTTCGAAATATTTGGCACACCTAATGCTGAATTAGCAAAATGGATTATAGAGAATTTAGATTTTGATCAGTTAATATTGGAATACCACAAACCAGAAGAACCTAATAGTGGGTGGATTCATTGCTCATACAAGAGTCCTACTGATAATAGAAAACAAACATTGAGAGCATTTAGAAACGATCAAGGTAAAACTCAATACGTTGAATACAATCCTAACTGAACGCTTGGCATAGTCAGTAAAGACGAACATAATGATATGTTAATGCTTTACAGAAGCACATAAATGTGATATAATTATATTATGAATAAATTACACGAATATATGAAACAAGCATATGATATGAAAAGTTTTACTCATGTGCCACAAGAAAAACAATCAGACTTAAAAACAAAAACCATACAAGGTCATAGATTTTATCTTTTACCTAATGGCAACAAATTACCCTCAATTACCTCTGTGCTATCTGCTAGAGGCAATGAAGGTATCGCCAGATGGCGTGCCTCGGTAGGTGAACAAGTTGCAAATACAATTATGAGAAATGCGGCGAATAGAGGTACTGCCGTACATACACTTACAGAAAACTATCTTAACAATGAAGAACTATCTCAGCAAGGTGTTTTACCTACTGCGCTATTTACGATCTTAAAAACTGAACTAGATAAGATAAATAATATAGTAATGCAAGAAGGTGCTTTATACAGCGATAAATGGGGTGTTGCAGGTCGAGTCGATTGTATTGCAGAATATGATGGTAAATTATCGGTAATAGATTTTAAAACATCTACAAAAGAGAAAAAAGAGGAATGGGTAGAAAACTATTTTATTCAGACTTCTGCTTATTGTGAAATGTATGAAGAACTATATGGTAAAGCAATTGATCAGATAGTAATATTGATTGTAACCGAAGAAGGTGCCACACAAACTTTTGTTAAGAATAAGAAAGATTATTTACCCCTATTAAAACCAGCTATAGAGGAGTTTCACAAGAAATTTAAAGAAAATGGAAAAACTAATTAAAACAATATGTGGATTATTTTTTATATTATGTTTATCTAGTAAGTCATATGCAGACCCAAAGAGTCTATCAGGATATCCTTGGGATCTACAACAAATGCCAATATGGTGTGGACCATTAGAAATGGTTAATAACGCATTAAAACAAGAAGGTTATGTAGAGTTTGAAATTGCATTTGGTAGAATTGCAGCATTACCAGACGGTGATATTGCTTATGCAGTAATGACTTATGCTTCGAAAGATATTGAAGGACATATAATAAGAACAATGGAGACACCTGCTCAACAAGAGAAATGTGTATTAGAAGTATTGTTCGATTATAAAGTTTTAGAAACACCAACGAATTAATTGTTGATAAGAAGACAATAACTTTTAGGGACCTGGGTGCAATACCCAGCCACTCCACCATTCAAACAATGAAATTTGAGGGGTGGAAATAGGATCGACCATCAGGTAAAACTTCTAGGAGATTGATCGCTAACACCGTACTGTTATTTAAATGCTGACTCACAAGGTTTCGCATTAGCAGCTTAGGCTACTAGGGGTTTGCCTGTACCTCGCAACAGAAACAGGCGCTATAAATTATGAATAATTATATACAAATATATAAAAATGCAATAGATGATGAGTATTGTGATGAACTTATTAATAAGTTTGAAATTGAATCTAACAAAGAGACCTACGATCAAGGTCCTATGTCATTTACACAAGTCAATCTTAATCAAAACAAATGGCAAGGCGACATAGAAAGATTAACATCGGTATTCTCAAACTCACTTGAACAATATAAAAGAGATTGTATTATAAGTGAACAGATGTGGCCAAAAAGATATGCCTTTGAAGAAATTAGATTAAAGAAATATTTACCTAATGACAAAGATCGTTTTGATCCTCATGTAGATTCTCTCAACATTGAATCGGCAAAAAGATTTCTAGTATTTTTTATATATCTACAAGATAATGATAGAGGAGAAACTAACTTTCCTCAACTAGGATTAGCATCCCCTTGTAAAAAAGGTTCTTTGTTAATGTTCCCACCGTTATGGCCTTGGTTACATCAAGGTATGAAACCAATA